AAAATGCTGGCAAGGTTATGTGCAGCGTGGCATGAAACCCAAAGGTGATAGAATGGTGCCCAACTGTGTGCCAGTGAAGGAAATGGAAGAAGATTTAAAAAAATGGTTTCGTCAGAAGTGGGTGAGATTTGGGCCAGATGGCAAAATCAAAGGTGATTGTGCCAGAGGTTCTAGCAAAGAAGGCAAGCCCAAATGTTTGCCGCAAGCCAAAGCACATGCATTGGGCAAAAAAGGGCGTGCCACAGCAGAAGCAAGAAAAAGACGTGAGGATCCCAATCCAGAACGACGTGGTGCTGCTAAAAACGTCAAGACAAAAAAATGAAGATACGTGATATAGTACATGAGGCATGGGCAGACTACCACTATGGGTTGGATCCTGCACGCTTGAGTTACACATTCAAAGTGGGCGACATATATGGTCCGAAAAATCTTAAAGTACCACACGCCAGGCTGTACAAAGGTGGCAAAGCAGTAAAAAAGCTGGGCATCACAGTGCCCAAAGTCCACAAATAATCACAAACACCACATAAATACAGCAAGGGCAAACGATGAAAATTAGAGACATCATAAGAGAAGTAGCATCTGTAGGATCCACGTCAGCAGGCAACATTGCCAGCATAGCAAATCCCCATGTGACCAATCCTTATGCATACAAATCAGCCAAAGCCAAGCCTAAAAAACAAAAACCCACTGACAACGCACTGGACATGAAGGACGTCAGCATATTCGGTGGCCCATTGAAGAGATAAATACACATATGAAACACAAAGAGATCAAAGAAGGACTGGCAGACGCAGCGCACAAAGCAGAGATGGATCACGAAGTACAGATGGCTCGTGCTGACCTATACAAGTTGGCCAAGTACAGCATCAAACTGCACGAATTATTAAAAAATGTTTCTGAAGCAGAAGGTTTGGAAGGTTGGGTACAGGCCAAGATCACCAAAGCTGCAGATTATATCAGTTCTGTGTATCACTACATGGATTATGATGAAAAATTCAACCAAGCAGAACTGGAAACCAGCATACCTGTGCAACAAGTGGTCAAACCCAGTGATGGCAAAATAGAAACCTACGAAGAAGTGCTGTTTAAAATTTTAGAAAAAAAAGTCACCGAAAAAAAATCCAACAAAGACAAAAAATAATCACCATGAAAATCAATGAATTGGTCACTCCTAGTTTGGGAAAACCAACCACAGCAGCCAAACCTCCAGGCACCATGAGCAAAGTTATGAATAAATTTGCACAGGCGGGTGGTGCTGTGAAAACTGCTGTGGGTGCTGGCAACGCTGCTTTGAATAAATTTATGACTGCTCCCAAAGACACAGATGCTGCCAAAGACAGTTTTGCCAGCAAGTTGGGTGGAGCATTGTCCAGTATGAACAAAGGCGCTGGTGTAAAAGATTACAGCAAAACAGGCGTTACCAAAGACGACTTAAATACGTTTGTGGGCTCACTGATGCAGAGCAAACCTAGGGATCCAAATTTTGAAAAAGAATTAGCAGCAGATATCAAAACTAGATTGGAAAATCCACAGGATGGCAGTTCCAAAACTAGGATAGTTAAAAAAATTAAAGACTTTTTAGGAAAATTTCAAAATATCACTCATGGAGATTTCAACACACAATTCGCATCTGTGTTAAAATCTTTAGACATCAAACCAACTGAATTCGATGAGCCAAAACAAACCACAACAACCACAGCAAGTGGTACCGCTGCCAAACCACCAGGAACTTCTTCCATTCTAAAACCCACAGGTCAACCATTTTAAACTGTTGCATCTGCACAGCAAGATAATTAATACTATATGAATTTCGTAGTGAACACTCCCTACATCCAAGCCTACATCAAAAAAGAATATCTGTATGACTTTCAAAAAGGCCAAGGTGAATTTGTGCCCTGCACTTGGGTCACACTGAAATCAATTCCTCGCAGAGCATTCTACATCGAAGCATATCTACCAGAATATGGTGCACTGTATGACAAGCTGCCCATCAGTGCTTTCACTTGGCGCACCGACATCAAAGAAGAAGAACAATTGCCTTTGGATTATTTGCAACTGTGGGATGGTTTCAGCTATCACATCACCATCATAGAAAAACAATATCTACAGTACAGCCGAGTGGATGTGATACTCAAAGATGGTAAAAAGATGTCAGGAGTTTATTTGTTCACTGTGGACAGTGCTCACACAGACCCCAACACTGTGAACGTGACTGAATCCGAAGTGCCCACTGAACACAAGGGTCACAACATAGGTCAATTGGACAATGGTCAATTCTTTGCCCAACCCAACAACAGAATGATCTGGCATGAAGCCAGTGCCAATCCCGGCAAACTCAAAACTCCAGATTTCAAGGTCAGTACCAAATATTGGCACTGTGAACAGAATGCCAAATGGGTGTTTGGTGATTCAGATGAATATTTTTACAAAGAATCCAAAAAAGAAGACAAATAAACCTTGACAATTGTGTGAAGATCGATTACAATACAACAATCAAAATAAAAGGAGAAACAAATGGCAAGAACATATGGCCCAGAAGAACAAGCCAAACTGAAAAAAATAGTGGATGAAGGTGTGAATGTGCTTTCAGAAATTGAAGATTTAAGCACAGGTTTAAAAGACACCATCAAAGCAGTGGCAGAAGAATTGGAAATAAAACCAGCCATCATCAACAGAGCAATCAAAATTGCTCAAAAAGGTGATTGGACCAAAGTCGCTGAAGAGTTTGACAATCTAGAAAACTTGGTGATAGCAGTAGGCAAAGACAAGTAATACCCAATGATCAGATGGGTAGCCGCAGGTTTTGGAATCACAGCAGCCACCATACACGCCACAGCCATCATCAGCATTCAATGGTTGGGATGGTTGATCTGTCTGGCATCCATTTCACTGTGGTATTACATTGCCATACTGGACAAAGACACAGCCAGACAAACACAGCAGATATATTTCCTCGTAATTGCACTGATAGCTGTGTACAATTGGCTCAAACACGTTTGGTAACGCTATGAAGTACATCATTGACATTGACAACACAATCTGCTATAATAAAAACAGCGATTATGTCAACAGCACACCTGACATTGCACGCATTGCACAAGTGAATCAGTTGTATGATGATGGACACGAAATACATTATTACACAGCAAGAGGTAGCAATTCCGGCCAAGACTGGAGTGAGTTAACCAGTCAACAGTTGACTGAATGGGGGTGTAAATTTCATTCAGTGAATTTGGGCAAACCAGTGTATGATGTTTGGGTGGATGACAGAGCAGTGAACGCAAAAGATTTTTTTAAATGAGAATAGATTATAACATACATCTTGATTACGCAGACGTACTATTAAAACCCAAGAGATCCACACTGAGTTCCAGACGTGATGTGGACATGACCAGAGATTTCACATTCCGCAACAGCAAACAACAGATCACATTTGTGCCCATAGTGGCCAGCAACATGGATGGCGTGGGCACATTCAGCATGGCCAGAGCATTGCAGGAATACAAACTGCTGACTGTGTTGAGGAAACACTACACCATCGAAGACTGGGACAGAGCAATGGGCACAGGATTAAAATTACAGTACGTGAGCGCCTGCACAGGCACAGGAGCCATATGGGACAACAATTCTGCAGACTATCAGACTTTGAAAAAGGTCATGGTGAAATACCCAGATGTCAACATGATCACCATAGACGTGGCCAATGCCTATCATGAGCAGTTCGTGGACTTCGTCAAGAGGATCAGATCAGAATTTCCCGACAAGACCATCATAGCAGGCAACGTGGTGTCACCAGAGATGGTGGAAGAGTTGATCATCAACGGTGCTGATGTGGTCAAGATCGGCATAGGTCCAGGATCAGTTTGCACCACGAGAACACAAACCGGAGTGGGAGTGCCACAATTTTCAGCAGTGATAGAGTGTGCTGATGCTGCCAACGGCGTGGGAGGACACATCATTGCGGATGGTGGTTGCACACAGCCGGGAGACATTGCCAAGGCATTGGGCGCAGGAGCCCACATGGTGATGCTGGGAGGCATGCTGGCGGCACATGATGAATCAGAATTGGAATTGAAACTGGGCAAGAGAGTGTTCTACGGCATGAGTTCGGAATCAGCATTTGAACGACACGGTGCGAGGAAAGATGGCTACAGAGGCACCGAAGGCAAGACTGTGCTGTTGGAAGACAGAGGTCCTGTCAAAGACACTGTGGAACAGATATTGGGTGGTGTGAGAAGCACCTGCACCTACATTGGAGCCAGACGCATCAAGGACATGCCCAAGTGTGCTCACTTCGTGAGAGTGAACAATGTAATCAACAGAATTTTTGACAGACATGAAACCAAATAAACCAGACCAAATTCTCAAATGGATTGCCACGGCCATACTGATTGTGGGCACATTTGTGAATGCAGGTTTTCCAGAACTGTACCCCATGGGTCCGGCACTGCTGGCTTTGGGTGGATTGTTTTGGTTGATGGTGGCATTGATCTGGCGAGAATCGGCACTCATAGTGACCAACATTGTGTTGACAACTGTGGGCATAGGTGGTATACTGTTATACTACATTAGGTAAGGCATAATCGGCCATAAGCGATTGTTTGGTATGTGTCAGCCCCAAATGACATGGATTGGAACATATGAGTTACATAGACGCATTCTTCGATAGAAATCACGATATTATTCGCGTGGTAGAACGCAAAGAAAGCAAAAGGATCTACAAAGAATATCCCATTAGATACACATTCTTTTATGAAGATGCCAATGGCAAATTTAGAAGTATCTATGGCAACAGTCTCAGCAGGATAGTCAGCAAAAACACCAAAGACTTTCACAAAGAATTAGCCATCAATAGAAATAAAAAACTGTTTGAATCTGACATCAATCCCATATTTCAATGTTTGAGCACCAATTATCTAAACCACGATGCGCCCCGATTGAATGTGGCGTTTTTTGACATAGAAGCAGACTTTGATCCTGAAAAAGGATTTGCTGATCCATCAGACCCTTTCATGCCAGTCACTGCCATCACTGTGTATCTGCAATGGATCAACAGCATGGTTACTTTTGCACTGATACCCAAGACATTAAACATGGATCAAGCTAGAGAACAGACCAAACACATTGAAAATTTGTATCTGTATGAGCGTGAAGCAGACATGTTGCAGGCATTCTTAGACATCATAGAAGATGTGGATGTGTTGAGCGGTTGGAACAGTGAAGGCTATGACTTGCCTTATCTAATCAACAGAGTCAGCAAAGTGCTCAGCAAAGATGACACCAGACGTTTTTGTTTGTGGTCACAGATGCCCAAGAAAAGAACTTTTGAAAAATATGGACGTGAACAGGAAACCTATGATCTGGTGGGCAGAGTACACATGGACAGTTTGGAATTGTACAGAAAATACACCTATGAAGAACGTCACACATACAGATTGGATGCCATAGGTGAAATGGAATTGGGAGAGAAGAAAACTGTGTATGAAGGCACATTGGATCAATTGTACAACCAAGATTTTAAAACTTTTGTGGAATACAACAGACAAGACGTGCAACTGCTGAACAATTTGGATAAGAAACTTAAATTTTTAGCACTCAGCAATGAACTGGCACACGCCAACACTGTGCTGTTGCAAACCACCATGGGTGCTGTGGCAGTGACTGAACAGGCCATCATCAATGAAGCTCACAAGAGAGGATTACAAGTGCCCAATAGACCCAGCAGAGTGGAAGGTGAAGACACCACAGCAGCAGGAGCCTATGTGGCATTTCCCAAAAAAGGACTGCATGATTGGATTGGATCCATGGACTTGAATTCACTGTATCCATCAGTGATTCGAGCACTTAACATGGCTCCCGAATGTGTGGTGGGCCAATTGAGACCCACTTATACAGAAGCTTTCTTACAGGATCAAATGAATCTGCAAGGCAAATCATTTGCAGCAGCATGGGAAAACAAATTTGGCAGTTTGGAGTATGAGTACGTGATGACACAGAGGCGAGATCAACCTATCACCATTGACTGGGAAGATGGTAGAACAGAAGTCAAAAGTGGCGCAGAAATTTACAAAATGATATTCGAGAGCAGAAATCCCATCATGATCAGTGCCAATGGCACCATGTTCACCACAGAGTTTGAAGGAGTTATTCCTGGATTATTGAAAACGTGGTATCAGGAAAGAACAGAGATGCAAGCCATGAAAAAGAAAGCACAACATGCCAACAATCAAGCAGAAATTGAATTTTGGGACAAGCGACAATTGGTCAAAAAGATTAATTTGAATTCACTGTATGGTGCCATATTGAATCCTGGCTGTAGATTTTTTGACAAACGCATAGGTCAAAGCACCACACTCACAGGCAGAACCATCAGCAAACACATGGCAGCCAAGATCAATGAAGTGATCACAGGCACATACGATCATTTGGGAGATGCTGTGATATACGGTGACACAGACTCTGCTTATTTCAGTGCTTACAAAGTTTTAAAGAAAGATATTGATGCTGGTTTAATACCATGGACCAAAGAGAGTGTGATTAGACTGTATGATCAAGTGGCAGAAGAAGTTAACAACAGTTTTCGAGCATTCATGGGCGAAGCATTTCATTGCCCCAAAACAAGAGCCGAAGTGATTCAAGCAGGTCGTGAATCCATCAGTGCAACAGGATTGTTTATCACTAAAAAAAGATATGCTGTGTTGATATATGAATTGGAAGGCAATCGCATGGATGTGGATGGCAATCCAGGCAAAGTAAAAGCCATGGGACTGGATCTCAAACGTTCAGACACTCCAGAATATGTACAGGACTTTTTGAGTGAGATATTGCTGATGGTGCTGACCAAATCAGATGAAAAAGCAGTGCTGGAAAGAATCAGCACATTTAGAAATGAATTCAAACTGCGTCCGGGTTGGGAAAAAGGTTCACCCAAACGTGCCAACAACGTGGCAGATTATCAAAAGAAAGAAAAAGCACAAGGCAAAGCCAACATGCCAGGACATGTGAGAGCCAGCATCAATTGGAACACATTGAAACGCATGAACCATGATCGTTACAGTCTGGAAATTGTGGATGGCATGAAAGTGATTGTGTGCAAACTCAAGAGCAATCCACTGGAATACACCAGTGTGGCCTATCCCACAGATCAATTGAGAATACCACAGTGGTTCAAAGAATTGCCTTTTGATCATGCAGCCATGGAGACCACAGTGATCGATAGTAAATTGGGCAACCTGTTGGGAGTGTTGGATTGGGATATTCAAAGCACAGAAACAGGCAATACATTCAACACATTATTTGACTTTGGAGATTAGATGGCGCGATACGGCATGGTAGATTTGGAAACATTGGGCACCCGACCAGACGCTGCCATATTGACTGTGGGTGCTATCAAGTTTGATCCTCATTCAGACTCAGAACCCTATGAAGGTAGATATTGGAGATTGAATGTGGATGAACAAACTGCACTGGGCAGAACTGTGGATGAAGACACCATCGAATGGTGGGGCAGACAATCACCCGACATACGTGATGAAGCACTGGGAGACACAGATCGTGTGATCATAGCAAACTTTGCCAAAGAATTCAACAAATGGTGTGTGGGATTGGACCAACTGTGGTGTCAAGGTCCTCTGTTTGACTATGCCATCATACAAAATTTATACGAACAAGCTCGAACACCTGTGCCTTTCAACTATTGGCAAATCAGAGACAGTCGCACACTGTTTGATCTGATGCCACAGGATCCTAGAAAGAGCATGCAGAGCAGCTTACACAATGCATTGGCGGACTGTTACTAT